AAGGGGAATTTTTTTGTTAAAGCAACGTCATATTGACCCATGATTATTCCTCAGGCTTAAAAGATACTACCACCACGTTGTCACGTTTGTCAACAATCTTTGGCTTATTTTGTTTATTATATAATTCATCTTCTTTTTCTAAAAACTTTATTGCTCTTTGTCTTAAATATTCATCCTTTTCCATCAAAGGTATACTTGCACATATCACTCTACAAAATTCTAATACTCCATAATAGTCATCATCACACAGAGGATTATCTGCAGATGAAATAACAGAGACATCTACTTCTCCTGTCCATCTTCTGTCTTCAGTCATTGTAGGTTTTACTTGTATAATAAAATCTTCAAGATTTAATTTATCTTTTATTGTCATGCTATATTTATAATAGAAGGGTGTTTATTCTTACCCTTTTCTTTTATCCATTCCTCAGGTATAGTTGTATCACTATACTTAAAACCATTTTTGTCGCACCATTCTGCGTAAGTTGTTTTAGAACCTGTGTATAATTTATTACTACTATTACCAAAAACAAATCTAATATCAAGAGAGGGATGTTGTTCTTTTATAGCTAATGCTCGTGTTCTTTCTCTTGCTTGAAAAAAACCTTTGGCTTCAATGATTATGCCATTACTTAGTATAAAATCAGGCTTATAGGTACGTTGAGTTAAATGAGACCATTTAATTCTAACAGTCTCATATTCAAACTTAACCTTTTTACTTTTTAAGTCTTCGGCTATGCCATGCTCTAACGCACCTCTAAAGCCATCTTTTAAATGTGCTATTGTTGGCACTAGAGTATTCTTCTCCATCCTGAAAAAGGATTAAATTCATACTCTGACCTACTATAATCATAGCCAAGTGCCTTCATCTCTTCTCTTACTGCTTCGTCTGCTAACTTCTTATTTTCCATAGCTTCACGTAAGCCTTTGGTCTTCATTTCACGAAGAGTCTTTTTAGCTTCGGCTAGTTCTTTTTCCATATTAGAAATGTCCTTTTGTAATTCTTCAATCTTCTTTACATCTGCCATTATTTTACACTCCATATTTTTTTTGCTTCCTTTACCATGTCCTCTGACCATTCCCATTTGTCAAAGTTAGGATACAACATAGAAGCCAACTCATGCTTATCATTACTGATAGACAAAAACTTTTGAATACTAAAAGCCACCTTTTTCAACTGCTTTTTATATGCAGTTAGTTTATCTAGGGTATATACTTTGTGTCCTTTTGGACTAACAAAGAATAAATCTATACCCTTGTCAGGATATGCCATAGAATATAATGCCATCTGTCTTTTCTGTGCTTCTGTAGGTTTAGATGGCATCCTATTTGTAGTTTTTAAATCTACTATCTTATCTTTAAATAAGAAGTCTACATATCCCATAATAGGAATTGGTAAATCCTCAACTTGAACTTCCACTTTTTCCTGATAACTTTCAAGATTATCGTACTTAAAGTTCTTGTCGAGGATAGTACCAAAACTACGAAGAGCATCCTTTTCTTTCAAGGTCTTCCCATCATTCAAGTCAACTCCTGATTCGCAACACAATGCAATAAACTTGCTATCAAGAGCTTGGAAATCAAAGAAACCTTTCTCATACTTGTCAGCCAAGACATACTCTTCTGTAATACCTCTTATGGCACTAGCTCCACTAGAAGACCTAACACCAAAGAGATACCTCATTGTCCACAACGACATATCAGAGATGTACGTATTAATACTGCTAGGAGACAGATAATTAATGTTGTGGACTTTGAAGGGGTCGTTACTTTTCACTAACTAGCATCTTCCATTTTAACGTCAATGAAAGAATCTACAGTTCCCATATCTTCTACATTTACTTCCTTCTTAACTTTCATATCCCACTCATTAAATATATAAGTGTTATAATTATCAATCCAAGCCATGAAGTTAATAAAAGTTTCTTGGTCATCTTTAGAAACCTCTACTGTGTCTTGTAAATCTAAAGTATATGTAGGTAAGTAAAAAGAATTACCATTAGGAAGTTTCCTTTCCTCAGTATTCAAAACAATAGTATGCTGAACAGGTAGTCTTTTAACTTGAGAAAACTTTTTAAAAGGCTCACCCATAGTTTTAAATGCATCTCTATTGTCTATTTCCCAAATAAAAGGAATGCTATCCTTCTTTACTTTACTGCCTGTGTCATCAACTGCACCAACCAACTCAACTGTGCCAAATATAACACGAACTCTTTTGATTTGTCTGATAACATCCTGTGTTTCTACAGGCAAAGCCTTAAAATCTTTAATAAAACCTGAAGGCTTACCACAATTAAACTTACCTTGATTGTCTTTTAAATCAACATTCAAGTTGTCTGACATTATGGTTTTGTGATATACCCCCAAAGGCTCTCCTGCCTTTGCAGACATATTCTTTACAAACCTTTTATACATAAATCTCTGTATAAATGGTCTAATCTTTGCTGAAGTAGCATAAATTATCTTTTCATCAGGCACTTCTAACTTGTAAGTTCCACCTTCGACTACTTCTACTTTAGTCTTTTTACCATCAACCTCTGCACTACCCATGATAGGAGTGTGATTTATTCTAAATCTTGGTAGAGACTTTGGTTTATTATCTGAGGTGGTATCATCACCTGCCATGCCCATAGCTTTTGCCATGACTGCATAATTATTTGTATCTATAGTTGTTACTTCACTATTCATTTATGTCTTTCTCCTTATTAACAAAAGTCTTATTGTTATATCATACAACATCTTTTGTGTCAAGCCAATTATTACCTATTTTCATATCTAATTGTAATGGCACATTAAAATTTATACCAAATTGTGCATTAATTATGTCTCTTAAACTAGAGTTAATACTTTTTAAGGTATATACAACTAAATTTTCTTCATCAGGATGTACATCTATGACTATAGAATCATGTACAGTATTAACTATACAGGATTGTGCATCTTGTAGTCTCTTTTCTATCTCTAGTAATACAACAGGAACAACATCTGCAGTTGCAAAACTTTGAACAGGATAGTTTTTTATCTGAGTAAAGTGTGATACCTTACCATATACATTCCTCTCTACATCAGGAAAAGAAAATTGTCTTCCTGATGGTGTGGTAATCTTGCCTGTGCTTATAGCCTCTTGAGCCAATTTGGAATGCCATAATGCGATTTCCTTGTACTTCTTTGTGAACATCTTATAATACTGTGCTTCAGCATTCGTTCTCCCAAAGCCTGTTGCTCCGTAGAGGGGTGCAAAGGTATGAGCTTTCGCCTCTTGCCTAGTAGTTTTCTGCCCTGCATCACTAATAACACGAGCAGTATAGCTATGCACATCAAATCCATCTTCAATCTCCTTCATTGCTATTTTGTCTTGAGACAGGTAGGCTGCAGTTCTAAATTCTAATTGTGCAAAGTCTGCCTCTAGTATCTTTCCACCTTCCCATCTTGATACAAATACTTTCTTTACAGGAAACGTACCGCCTCTAGGCATATTCTGCATATTAGGGTCTGCTCCACTAAATCTTCCTGTAGCAGTTCTATGTTGTAATAGTCTAACATGAAGTTTGCCATCAGGTTTTGTGTAAGTATTTATACCATCAACAAAAGATGATAAGTAAGTTTCCAATGCTGACAATCTCTGTAAATCTTCTAAAAACTGTACTGCATTTGTAAGGTTATTCTTTTTAGCTATGTTCTGTAGTATAACTAAATTAGTTTTATTAACTGTAAATCCATTTGCACTAACCCACTTTGCATTTGGTGGTGTAAACTTTAGTCCTGCTATTCTACTTGTTGGATTAAAAAGATATCCTGCACCATTGCACTCAGGACAACCATTAGGTCTAGCATAAGGTGTCCCATTCTTCCTAACTTTTCTTACTTTACCTACACCATCACAGTTACGACATTGAACTGCAGTTGTTCTATAGACAACATCAGAGTTATTTTTTATAGCCTGTGCATAATCTTTGTCTGACATATAGGGTGTAAAGGAATTTGCCCACATGACTTTATCCTTAGGCTTTCTACTATAGATAACCCAAGACATTTGTTCAGGACTACTTAAATTAATAGGGGTGTCTCCCATCAGTTGTACAACTTGTTCTTTCAGTCTGTTTTCTATCTGAATTTTTTCTTGCTCAAACTCCTGTTTTACTTCTGTGAGTTTATTTTTATCTACAGAAAAACCATTCTTATATATCTTAGCTAAACATACTGACACTTTGTTTGTTAGTATAACTGAATCCATCAGCTTGGCATATTCTACTGTGTTTAATTTTCTATACAACTTATCCGAGAGTTGTTGAGTTGCCTTTAAGTCTGCTGATAAATATTCCTTTAATTCATCTCTTGGTATACCAT